ATTTATAGGAGAGTGAAGATGAATGAAAAAGAAAATTGGGGTAGTAATCTACCACCTGATTTAAAAGATGCTGAAATAGTAGAGTGTCGCCAATGCGGTGAACATTTTTGTCAGGAAACTGATCCTGATGATTTTGTTTGTAATCAATGTAAACGAGAGGAGGATTGTGATGAAATTAGTTAAATCCAGGACAGATGATAATTGCCATGAATGTAAAAAAGATATTAAAAAAGGCAGTCATTATCTAAAGAAAACAATATCTATTGGGAGTCCTAATAAAGAAACTCATGATGGGGAATATTTTGTATCTCATGGAATTAGGGTGGCAGTTAAAATTTGCCAAGCGTGTATGCTACAAAAATTAGTAGATAATGCTTTTAAATTAGGAGAATAGATAATTATAGTGTTAATATAAATTACTTTAACAATAAGGAAAATATTATGGAATTAAGTGAAGTTTGTGAAAAATTAAAAGTAACACCGAATCAGTTAGCAGAAAGGTTTGACCCACCATTGTCCAGGCAAGCAGTATTTTATTGGAAATCTACTGGAATACCAAAATTAAGACAATATCAGATTAAGGAGATGTTAGATGATTCAGAAAGAGCAGATACTAGCGAGGTTTGAAAAGGTTTATGCTTCAACAAGTGATAATTCTCAATACCAATGCTTATGCCCAAATCATAATGATAAAACTGCAAGTCTGGGTATTAAGTTTGATGGCGACAAGGTAGTTATTAACTGTTTTGGTGGCTGTGAAACAGGAGATGTCATTCAAGCGGCAGGACTAAATTGGTCTGATATAATGCCTGATTCTGTAGATAATGATTACAAGCCTAATAAAAGATTCAACCCTTTTGCAGTATTAAAAGCTATTAAGAATGATGTTTTATTTTTATATTTATGCGCCAATGAATTAAAACAAAATAAACCATTGCAAGAATCCGATCAACAAAAATTATTAGGTTTAACAGGAAGATTGCGAGGTATTTATGACGACATTAAATGAAGATATGGACAAACTAATTATTGGTGATAAAGATATAGATAATTACTTTGCTAGTCGTGATAATGAAGAACATTTTAAAGTTAAAAAACCAAGTAATTATGTAGAAGATGTAAAAAATTATTTTAAAAATGATATGTATGGCGGTATTTCTTTACCTTTTGATTTTACAGATGATAAATTTAAGATTAGACTTGGCGAAACCTCTATCATTACAGGGTATTCTGGGCATGGTAAAACTGCCTGGCTTTCATATATTGTTTTAAAACTTTTAAATGAAAACAAATCCCTTATTGCATCTTTTGAAATGTTACCAAAAGCAACTCTAGGCAGAATGTTATTACAAAATGGTACAACCGATCCTACAGATAATGCCATAAAGAGCTTTGTTCAAGGCCTAGATGAGAAGCTATATTTATATGATGCAGAGGGAGAAACAAGTGTTGAGAAAATAATTTCTGTGATTTTTTATAGTGCTGAAAAATTAGGGGTAAAGGTAGTCATAATTGACTCATTAATGAAGTGCGGTATTAATGAAGATGATTATAATAAGCAGAAAAAATTTGTTAATCAATTATGTGTTGCAAGTAGAGATTTAAACATAAAGATATTTTTAGTCTGCCATAGCCGGAAAACATTTAACGAGCATGGCGAACCAAGTAAGTTTGATGTTTTAGGTTCTAGTAATATAACTAATTTAGCAGATAATTGTATTACTGTATTTAGAAATAAAGCCAAAGAGGAAATTTTAAACGCTGAAAGCCATGATAAAAAAGAAGAAGCTGCTAATTGGTATGATGCACAGATTTATATTAACAAACAAAGGCATGGTAATGGGTTTGAGGGTAAGTTTGGCTTATACTTTGACAAAGAAACCTTTAGATTTAGCACTAAAAATTATAACAAAAGCACATTTAATGTAAGAAACACATATAAAGATAAGGATTTTTTCTAATGATATTATTAGGCTTGGCTTTAACAGTAATGATTACAACTGCAACAATGTGTTGGATAATGTTAATAATATATGGATTTAAAGTTTTAAAAGACAAGCTTGCAATATTTGGTAAATAAGTTTAACATAGAGTAGTAAAATTAATTAACCTTTAAGAAGAAGGAGTTACAAATGAGTAGATCAAGTGAAAGAGCATTACAAATATCTCAAGAACAGTTTGAGCAAGACGAACAAGCTAGGGATATGCAAGAGATACTAGACCAACAACAACTACAAAAAAACCCACCAGCTAGAAGCGAGTTTAATTTAGATAGATTAAATGAAGCTATACGCAAACTAAATAAATTAAATAAGGGAATACTATGAGCAAATTTAAAGAATTAAGAGTTCTTGATGTATCTAAACATACAGAAAAGAAAGGTAAGTTTACCTATCTATCATGGGCATGGGCAGTTGATACTTTATTACAACACGACTCTAAAGCTACATGGACATATGCAGAGCCAATGATATTTAGCGAGACTGTAATGGTGTTTTGTTCTGTTACTGCTTTTGATAAAACAATGACCGCACAACTCCCTGTACTAGACTTTAGAAACCAAGCTATACCTAAACCAAATGCTATGCAAGTTAATACTGCTATGCAAAGATGTTTAGCTAAAGCAATAGCTTTACATGGATTAGGGTTATACATTTATCAGGGTGAGGATTTGCCTGAAGCAGATGTGTTAGAAAAAATTAAAAACATTTATGCAGATGAGGGTATTACCAATGCAAGAAATTATTATATAACCTTAAAATCAGAAAATGATAGAAAATTATGTGAAGATTATATGAATAATCTTTTGGTTAAAGAAAAAATTATTAAGGAGAAAGCATAATGGAGCAACGAAGTGCTGAATGGTTCTCTGCTAGATTAGGTAAGGTTACTGCTAGTAAGATAGATGACATTATGGTTAAAACCAAGTATGGCGAATCACAATACACAAAGAAGTATAAACTGCAATTAGTTACAGAAAGGCTTACTAATAAGGTAGTTCCCTTATTTATGAACGCTGCAATGGCTCATGGTGTAGAGTTTGAAGATGAAGCTAGGGTTGAGTATGCCAATAAAATGAAGTTATTGATCGGAACAGATGTTAGGGAAGTCGGACTGATAGATCACCCTAGCATAGATATGAGCGCAGCTAGTCCTGATGGCCTTGTGGGGGAAGATGGATTAATTGAAATAAAATGCGTTCAACCAATGACTCATACTGAAACATTGGAGTCTGGCGTTATTGCTAAAAAATATATACATCAAATGCAGTGGCAAATGGCTTGTACAGGAAAAAAGTGGTGTGATTTTGTATCTTATCACCCGGACTTTCCAAAAGAATACCAACTTTTTATTAAGAGAGTTGAAAGAGATGATGACCTGATAAGTCGTTGTGAAGAAAGTGTTATTAACTTTTTAAAAGAAGTTGATGATAAAATTAAAACAATCAAGGAGAATATTTAGCATGGCAGAACAATATGACAATACTAATAGGTTTGCACTCTTTAAAAATAACAAAGATAAAGAAACGCAGCCTGATTACACTGGCACAATAACTTTAGAAGGCGGTAAGGAAATGAGGTTAAGTGCTTGGTTAAGAGAATCAAAATCTGGAGTTACTTATATGAGTGGTCAAATGAGTGAACCTTATGATGGCCCAAAGGCTAACAATCAATCTGCACCACAAGAGCCAACTGCAAAAATTGAGGATTTAAAGGACGATATACCATTTTAACTAGGGGGAGAGAGGGGGAATAAAATCCCCCAATCTTAATAATTACTTGTTCATTACATACATAGTCACTTCAAAACCGAATCGCATTTCTGTAGCTGATGGTGTTGTCCACATAATAAGTTGTCCTTTAGTTAGTTGATAAAGAAGTATTTTACTTTGTAGGCTAACTAAAATACATGAAAAATGTATTAAAAAGGAGTAAGTAAAATGATGAAATGGATTCAGAATATTTTTACTAAAGGGTTAATAGTTTATATAATTAGCCTTGCTGTTTGTTTTAAAGTGTGGGATATTTATGCTTTATATAATGTCAATCATTTTAATTATATATGTAACACTAAAGGACAGTTGTTTGAAAGTGCTACACC